TCGATAAGTTATGTGAAGCTCGTAACGATAATCCCGATGCTAAGTTATTGGATGATATCCATTCAGGTAATATCCCGAACGAAGCACCATATTATAATAGCGAACTTGAAGAAACTAAAACTGCGATGGATATTGAAAATGAAATCGTCAAAGATCTGATAGAAAATCCTAATATCAGCATCGAAGAAATGAATATGCTCAAAGCTAACGGTATATATAACAGATATGAACAGATGCGCCCTAAAATTCAGGGCGATGATATTATGGAAAGTATGGAGGAAGAAATCATGAGAGATATGGAAATCGTTGATCAGAGAATCAATAACGCATCAGCGCATGTTGTTCAGGAGGAGGAAACTAATATGATCGAAAACGAAACACCTACATTTCAGGAAGAAGCAGAGGACGTTAATAACATTACTGAAGATAATGTTCAGGAAACTGCTGAATCTGGATATGTAGACTCAGAAGGCCGTACTCAGGAAACTATCGACAATCTCAACGACGTTCCTGCAGCTACTCTTGAAGTTGCAGATGAAGAAATAGCGTCAAAACTCAAGAAAAACATTGGGTCTAATATTGACGCCGATGATGTAATGAAGCTTCTCGATGTAATAAAGAGATATAAAGCTGGAGAGAAGTTTAATGTATATAGTGAACTTCCGCCCATTATTCAGGCAGAGATTAATAAGGCTGCTATCGAGAACGGCGTTCAGGATAGATCGATCATTAATTTCTTCGCTAAAAACTTCATCAATGACCTTATCTCTGATGCTTATCTGGATAAGGAGTTTACAGATTTCCAGACCGAACTCGGTAATATTACTGCCGGTCTTGATAATATGCCTGGCTTTGTTATCGACTCTTATAACGATGAACTTAAGGAAAAGTTCGAGGATAAGATGCTTGAGCTCGCTAAGAAGGTTGAAGAGGAAGATCCTGAGAAGGCTAAACAGCTCGAAAACATCTCAATGAGTTTCCGTGCATCATATACTCTTGAAAGGGTATTTGATACGTTTATGAAGCGTCCTAGCCTTCTTAACAAGGCTTATAAGGAAGCGAGAGATTCTTGGACTAAATATCGACTGATATTTGACGAAAAGGTTTCTCATATCAATCCTAAGGTTAAGTCTATCGATACTATTGTTATTCCTCTTATGAACAGACTTGGTTATAGTGAGGTCGGAGCAAGATCACTTGCAGTTCTGGTAGGTAATTCTATCATGGTAGCTATTAATGAGAGCGATACTGTAGATGCTCATGTATATGCATACTTCACAATTCGTGCATTTGCTAATATCAATATGACCGCAAAACAGTCATCTATCACAAATACTCTTTGTGAATCTATTTATAGAATCATGATCGAGATGGAAAATTATATTGAAAAGGTAAATGCTGAAAAGCCTCAGAAGAAGGGCAAGAAGAAAAATAAGAGAAGATAACGTGGGTTAACTATCTTATAATTTATTAATTAGAAAGGTGGTTATACTATGTCAGCAACAACATTCTTAGAATGTAACGGCGAGGCGTATTTTGCTATGCGTCTTGTCGTAAAGAACCAGGGAGAAAACGGAGTAGAAGAGTCTATCATACCAATAGACTCTTCGAAATCATATAAAATTGTAGTATTCGATCAGTCTAAGGGATTGCTTACTTACGATTGTAAAATTACAGGATTTACTATGGCGAACAAGCCCGATGCTAGATCTTTTGTAAACTTTGATATCGACGGAAACGTTCAGGACTTCTGGGTAGTTGATACATTAAAACTTGACTGCTCTGAAACAGAACATTCTAAGGTCGTAACAATAAATATTTCTGACATCAGATCTGTAACTTGTTACGATAATACTGTATTCGAAGATGTAAGAAAAATCGAGCAGTTCAGATAAAATAAATATATTGGAGGTTGCTAATGGGCATATTCACACAAAAAGATCCAAAAAATAAACGCGAACCATGGCAGATGACAATCTGTGGAGACAAATATAACTCGGATGGATCTTTCAATCTGGGACATATTTCAGATGGATATCATACATTTGATGAATTATACGAACACAGAACGGTATTGTTCGCTAGTTTGTGTAGTGTAATGCATTCTTTACATGAAGAACGTGTTTTTTTGGTCAACGAAACATTCTGACGGTACTATGTTTAAAGACATGTTTATCGCAGGTATTCTTACGGAAGACGGATGGGTATGTTATCATATCGATAAATCATACTGGCGTTTATTTAAGAACTTACCTGAGAGAAGTCAAGCTCCTGTATTCGATGGTGCTACACCAAAGGATGGACTTGAACGATTAATAAAAGAATTTCTTTTTAAGGAGGAAAATTAAAATAGAAAACGCAAGAAAACTTTCAACAATTCAGAAGAGAGAAAATCTCAACAGAGTGTACTCAACGGATGTGCTGGGTCCTGGCACAGCTCATCATAATTATGATATTGTAAATTCCGAAACAGGCGAGGTTCTTCTCAATGTTCAGTTTCAGAACGGTCCTCGTAAATCTGCGGATAGCATTCCTGGCGTTCTTGACGGGGATCTTCTCGAGATCGTTCGTGACAGAATAACTTCATTCCAGAGTGGACCTTTTGCTTCAGAGTATAATGCAAAGGCGCTTGGACATATCGAACTTGCTCTTATGTATCTCAATCGTCGTGTTGAAGACAGAATTGAGAGAAATGTACTTGGAACATATCAGAAGTAAAATAACGGGTAGGGTTAATCCCTACCCGTCTTTTTCGTTAAAAAATTTGTTAATTGTATATTATTTTAGTGTAACAATGGCACAAATATAATTCAAAGGAGGTGTTACTATGTTAAACTTTAAGAAGAAAAGGAGGATTAAAGTTTTTATATTCGATCGTCGTTCTCTTAAGAAAGAAGAAAAGACGGTGCAGAAGGCTATCCTAACAGCTTTAGATCGATTAAGAGATCGATACCAAAAGTACGTTGATGACGGTCTAAATATTAAGACTATTTTCAATGATGATGTTTTAATACATAATATAATCGATAAAGATTACTATGTATATAAAACAAAAGTCGGAGTCCAGCTAAGAATCTTATATATGGTCTCTGAAGAAAATAACGATATCACTATGCTGTCGTACTATATAAAGAATCGCTTACATACTGTAAGCAGATCCTATAGTGCAGAGTATAAGGATATCTTTAAAAGAAAAATCGAAATGTTCAAAAAACAAGGAGTTGTGTAATATGAAAAAGACAAATAGAACAGATATCAATTATGAAAAATTTGATCTCGATGTCTTGTATATGTATGCAGATTTAATCGAAAACTTAATGTGCGATCAAGAATTCATTGGGCAGAAAACTAATTTCAAGGCATTCGCATTTGATGATAAAGAAAATGAATCGGTTGCATTTGATATGAAATGTATTATAGAAAATAATTATTGTAGATCAAGAACCGCATGGCTAAAAATCATCGATGATGGTAATGTAATCATCGAAGATAATAAAGAAAATTTAAAGAATGCGATCGATCTGCTCGAACGAATCTACAGAGAATCTGATGGTCGAAAAACGTTCCATAAAGCAACTCCAAGTACTATAAAATTAATATTTAATTATTATAGATTATACAATAACCCGGAATTTGATATAGACAAAATCATTGCAGATAATGATTCTCGCGACAATAAAACATCATCTAACGGCGGATTGGTTATGGAGCTAACTTTACCAGGAAAACCTCCAATTATATTTCATTTGGATCAATATCCTGATATTGATATTATTGATAGTGCATTTGCCAAAGATTGTTCTGTATCTTTGATCGAATTTTTCAAACACTCTTTATTTAGAAATAAAGTTATAATTAAAGATAGATATGAACATGTATTTGCATATATAGTACCTAACATAGCAAATTTAAGCTTAGATAATAATATCGACAAAGGTTACTATATACTGTTTATAGCGTTAGTAGGAAACAATAATATATTCAATGTAGGCGATATCATCTGTGATGTTAAATTCGCTTCAGATGTTACTAAATTCGAATTTAAAGAAAATATCTTTGAGAATATCTATGCAGCATCTTCTCGCATCAATGAATATATGTTAGAGATATTTAATGACACAAATCATCAGCAAACTCGAAAAAACTTTATCGAAAGATTAAAGAATGCATAAAAACAACCCCAGGGATCACACCCTGGGGTTTATTTTTTAGTAATTCTGTTCTGAATAGAAGCTGTTTATTGCAGCAGTCATATCATATTGAGAGTTATTATCTTGTAAAGATTCTAATGGGACATTCCACTTCTGAGCATATGCCATTTGACCGAGTCTTGTAGATAATAGCTGTTTCATAGCCTCATCATTTTCAGCATTCTGCTGGTCGAGGAATTCTTTATATAACTTCGTACCATCGTTTATTTTTTTGAGCTGATCAGAAACCATATCATCATCAGCAAATTCAATTTCAGGTACTACATTGAAACTGTCTGTAGCTTCTAAATCAGTGAAGATTTCTTCAGCTTCTTCTCTTGCAGTGGTTAGAGTTGGAACTTTGATATTCCAATTCTCTCGAATATTCTTTCCATAATATAATGGATACAATGCAAGAAGATATGAGAAAGTGGCGTCATCGTGGCTATTAGCCGAGTGATCAATCTTTCCATTCTTCTTAACTTCAAGATTCTTCAACTCTTCTAAAATTACAGGGGATATGAATTTATCGTAATGATCTTCTACTCTAGATTCTAATAGATCCATTAACTGCTCTCTTACGTTCTTAGTATTGTCAAGACCATAAACTCTAGTCCATTGTTTTTTCTTTCCAATTCTTAATCCGCCACCAAGTTGTTCTTCAATAGAACGCTCTTTGATTTCGAAGTACAAGTTATTTTTTATCTTAGACTTCATCAATGTCGCCAAACAACCTGTACCAACACCGTTACGTTCAATCGTAACAAGCGCATTCGGCATATGCATTGTAACAAGCATGTATATCAGCTTACCCAATTCAACAGGATTAATATAGTTACAATTGAAATCTGCGAATAATTTTGTTGTTGTAGAGTCTACACATGATATTGCAGACGAGTCTCTGCTATAACCAGCGGCTACGTCGACTCCGATAAGTGGGATTATTCTAGGATCGTATTCTTCATATAAGTTAAACAAGAAGTTTCCGATATAAATCTGTTTCTTAGGCTGACGCACAAACTTAGATACATTTAGAAGCTGTTCCTGAGTAAATGGACAATTCTCTGCACTTGTAGCCCATTCCAATAAGAACTCTCGACGGATATCGGCCCATTTCTGTCCTTGTTCTCTGATACGATCTTTTAACCACTGTTCAGAATAACCGAGCTGTTGATATGTAGATCTTATATAAACGAATACAGACTTTTCATTAGAATTCAGTATGTCACCAATCTCTTTAAGAGATTTATCATACCACAATTCAGAGAAAGGTGTCATGTTACATTTCATCTCATACATATATCTACCCTCTTCAGTAGATATAAATCCAGGTGTAGAGGTTAAACATAAACCGTGAGGAGCACCATTATCTCTACAGTTCTTAAACGCTCTTGTTAATGCAGGCATTCCGTTCTGAAGACTTTCTTCAAGGTATGCAAAGAACGCGGACTCGTCGATCCAACAGTTTGTAATAGTACGACCTCTAAGAAGAGATATAGCACTAGTTCTTGTTGTAGCCATTGGTAACGCTTCAATTTTATTGAAATTTATCTTATGCTGAATATACTGTACAGTATTTCTAGCTTTTAATTTCTTACCATCTACACCAAAAGCCTGGTCGAATCTTAAATAAGAAGGTAATGCTTGAATCAACTGTTTTAAATCATTTAAGTTTCTCTTAGAGTCGTCATGCTTCTTATTTAAGAATATCATATTAGCATTTCTAGAACCGAAGTTATATACCCATGAATACCAAACTTCAGTTCCCACAGTCTTCAGTTATGTTATCGTATAGCTTTTTATCTATACTTCTGGAGCTTTCGCCCATACTCTAATTATTAGAGATACGTCTGTTAATTCAGACCAGCTCAGCGTACATTTCCACCCTCGTATAACGTTAGGTATATAGGTCCACGATACCTATATAGTAATACTAATCATATTACGTGCCGGACACTCTTGGGGATATTATATTCTCTGGTTTTGAGTTTCAATCCCTACGCGTTACGATACTAAAGGTTTGTTAAACCAATAGTTATCTCGGTACCATCATCTAGTATTGTACTAGGAAGACTCCACCGATATTGCCCAGTTACGGTATAATATTTCTATTATACTAGGTCTGTCATGAAAAGGTTGTTCTATCGAGATTTATATTATAGTCGAAACGAAAATACGATCATTTTATCCGATAATTATATAACTTTATTATAAAAGAGAGAACAGCCTTGACAACCTGTCTGACGTGGTTGCTCCTCGTATATATTGAGGTTTAATGTGAAACAGAAGTTTAGAGCTAAGTTTCCTGGGTCGAGCTTATATCTTACATAAGGTCCACCCTGGCTTTGTACTCTAACTACTTCTCTTATATAATAGAAAAAGTTTCTTTGACATTCGACAAAGATCTTTTGTTTGAGATATAAAGGTAATCCAGGATCATAGGGATCCACCATAGCCAAATCCTGATCAAATAATAGGAGATGAAATTTGTTATTCCTTATACCTTTAGCTTTAAGATAATAATGCATATCTAAGAAGCTTTGGTTTTTTGTATTCATTTGAAAAAATACAGTAACGATCTGGCCTGTGGCCGGATCGACCATTTGTTCGCTTGTTAGCCCAGAAGGGTTTGCATATACTGCATTTTGTTGACGCTGTCGATTCATCAGTGAATCTACTAATGGAATATATCGTCTCTGCTGCTGTATATTATTTATAGGAGATGCTGGAGGTACAATATTAGAGGGATATTCTATATCCTTATTATCAACGATATCGTTTATCTCACGAATACCTAATGTAGCTTTCATATCAATAATTCTCCTTTCTAGAGATTTTAGATTTTATTAAAAAGTTCGATACAAACGCTTGTTATTAAATTATCGGAGGTGTGATTATGAATAATAATGACAATACTATATATACAATTTATGGTATCTTATATATACCTGAAAACAGATGCATTTATGTTGGTCAAACAACTAATACGCTATCGCATAGAATGTATTATCATTGCGTCAGAGCAGCTAATTCTAAAAAAATAGACATTTCTGAAGATCGACATTACTATACTCCTATGGCAGTATATATGAGAAATAAAAGTCAAATGGACAACGACCCTAATTTTAATAATTTTAAAATTTTTGAAATTGCTACGACATATGATCAACAAGAGGGAGATCAACTTGAGAGAGAATATATTAAAAGATATAATACTCTAGTTCCATTTGGATGTAATAAAATGATCGGAGGAAAGTCTATTGTATCCAATATCGATATTTTGAATCAGGTCGAGTCTTTATACATGTCAGGAATGAGTACAAGAGATATCGAAAAAGAAATTGGAATAAGTCGAGAAACCGCTAGAGCTATAATAAATAATAGTGAATGTACTTATATTAGAGATTCTAAGCATGTACAATCTGTTCATGTATATGCATTAGATATAAATACGAACCAAATCATTATGGGATTTTACTCTTTTGCTGATGCAGCTAGATTTCTCATGTATCACCGCGTTGCTCAAGGAACTCAAGAAACAGCGGAAAGAAATATACGTTCTGTAGTTAAAGGCAAAAAATTGACAGCATATGGGTATAAATGGATAACGCACCCAATTATCGCGCAAGACGAAAACTTCAGAACTCCGATCCCTATATTGTTAAGAGTAGTAAACTAAAGCTCTGGCAACAATTGAATAAATCCATTAAATGGTTATTGGATTGTATATTATACATATGATAGACTAGTTGTCTATTGAAATATTTATTTTATAGGAGGAAACTAAAATGGCACTCGGAACCTACAGTAACAAATCATCACAGAAGAAAAACTACTCACCGGAGACATATTCTCAGGTAAGGTTTTTCAATCCTGATTCGAAGGTAGACCCTTCAGCAATGAGTTTTTCTTATTGGAGAGGTCTTATGAAGATTTCTCTTTCGCCTATAAAGGTGGCGCAGGGATCATCTCCAGAGATTGACAGAGATAACGTTACGGAGATTTATCTCTCACCAATTAAGGCATTACTTTTTCTGCTGTATGTTGAGGCGTTTAAGAAAGACCCTTCTCTTTATGCCAATTCCGGCGTAACTACAAATAAGGGTATTATTTACATCACAAACGGCAAGTCCGAATTCAACATGACAGAAGATACAGCATTTATCGTTGTTAAACTTGTAGACGAGTCTGGTAATGTTACAAGTAGTATCGCATACGAATTCGGAAAATCTGGATATTTCGGTATTACAGATTACAATGGAGGAACAAATTTCCAGAAAAATTATGATTATGCAGATACTATCGAACTCGATATGTTTATCAAAACTCTTGCAAGTTATGTATCTTCTGCAAATAATGCTATTGCTGGTTCTGTTGCAGAAGCTATGCATTACGATATTAACTCAATCAAGAGTAAACTCACATCGATCCAGGAGAGTCTTGGTATCGAGACTAATAAATCCTATGGTAACGCTCCAAAGAGTAATGCGTCATCATTCTGGAATAATAACGGCTCATCTTCATCATCTCTTAACAATAACAACGTTCAGGGAAGTGATTATGAGAACTACAATGAATTAATCGACGATCTTTCCGATGTCGGTTAATACTATATAAAGGGGGAGGTTAACTCTCCCTTATTTTTTTGCTTAGGAGGGAGTTATGGGCAGCAATCATATTAAAATGCTGGTCGAGTTTGATGCTGTTATAGACATGGACCTGGCCCTACTTAAACTCGTCCAAGAAAAATATAACAATCCTACATATATAAATCAGGATGTTATGAATCTTACGCTCAAAGAAGTAAAACAAGCCCTTATTAATCGTCAAGTAGAAAATCCTTTGTCTATTTGTATAGAGGATAAGTCTCTCGCCGATTCTATATATAAAGAGCTTGTTGAAACTAAGTATGATGAGATTCTTGATAATCACTCTCCAACTGGAATTATGAAGGTTATCGAAATCTATCGAACAAAAAGTGACATTGATGTTACGGTATTGTGCTCTAACGATAGAGAAGCATCTATCATAAAATTATACAATCCCAATATCAATACAACTGTTCAAAAACATGATACCATTAATCCTAAAGACTATGATGTATTCTTTTTAAAGAACATCATTAGAGTCTTTGTGTTTAATGGAAAATTTGAAGGTAAGCATATATTTATCTTGAAATATATGTATAGCCTTTTTAAAGCCCCAGAGGGCGACTATATACCAAACCCTGCTATAGCTCGAGTATTATACCCTTCTAATCGTGTCGGTACTATCGATGTATATGACCGCAAAGAGGGTATTCGAATATTATAAAAATAACGAAATAACCTATTAATAAACAAATATAAGGAGGAATCTTAAATGTCAAACTCAAACATTACAAGCAATATTGTGAATAAGGAAACATTAAGAACAGTCCAGGTTAATACTATGGAATATCTTAAAAATGCTCTTCTTTGTTCTTTCGGACCTTTCGGTTCTAATACTGTAATATCTAAAGACGGAGGACTTCCTAGATATACCAAGGATGGTCATACAATTCTTTCAAGCATTCAGTTCGGCGGAGCTATCGAACGTTCTGTACTTGAAGATGTTGAAGCTCAGACTCGTCGTCAGGCTATTAAGGTTGGGGACTCTACAACTTCAATCACAATTCTTTCAGCTATCATATTCAAGAATCTTGTTGCTTACGAAAAGAGAAATCCTAATATTACACCTGTTTCTATTGTAAGAAGTTTCAAAGAAGCGGTTGAAAATATTAAAGACAAGATTGCTTCACGTGCTACAGAAGCGACAATCGATGATCTTTATAATATCTGTCTCATCTCTACAAATGGTGATAAGAATCTTGCAGATCAGCTTTATCAGATCTTTAATGAATACGGTAAAAATGTATATATTGATGTAAAGGCATCTACCAACGGCCAGTCCTTCGTCAAGGAAATCAACGGCATGGTTATGGAATGTGGTTATATGGATACGGTCCTTGTGAACAATACGGCCGACAATACATGTACTATTCCATCTCCTTTAATTTATGCATTCGAAGATCCTATCGATACGCCTGAAATGGCTTCTATTTTTGACGCTATTATCAATGATAACATCGTTGAACCTATTCGCAATAAGTCTGGCGACTTTGTTCCTACAGTTATTTTTGCGCCTAAGTTCTCAAGAGACTGTTCTGGATATATCGATTCAATTGTCGAGATGCTTGCTCAGTGTAAGGATAATACAAAGCCGCCTCTTCTTATCGTTACAAATATCGCTCCTTCTGATATGACCGCATATGCAGACATTTGTTCATTCTGCGGATGCAAGATGATTAAGAAATATATCGATCCTGAGATGCAGGAATCTGATATTCAGCTTGGTCTTGCTGTAGATTATAAGAACCCTTCAAGTGTTCATAAAATGGCCGGCTCTGCAGCTCGAATAGTTTCAGACTTTTCAAAGACAACAGTTATGAGTCCTGCTGAAATGTACAATGAAAACGGCGAACATTCTGACAAGTATCGTCAGACAATCAGTTGGCTTAATGCGGAAATTGCTAAGGCTGAAGCTGAAGGAGAAAACAGTAAAGA